GCTTAAAGATTCTAACAAGTTTGAGAAAGCAATAAAGAAGTGCGTGTCTGTACCTTTGTACCAGTATGAATATGATGCTTACATCGAACTATCGTACAACATTGGTCCAGCAGCATTCTGCAAATCAAGCATTGTCAAATCCTTGAACTCTGGCGATTACGCCGGGGCTTGCAAGGGCATACTCAAATGGGACAAGTTCAACGGTAAACCGTTACCGGGGCTGACTAAGCGCAGACAGAAGGAGTACCAGCAATGTTTGGGATCAGTAGACTAACTGGAATTTTGATTGCTGCCGGATTGACGGTGGCAACCATCTATGGGCTTGGCTACAAAAGTGGTAAGCACTCAGTGCAAGTTGAGTTTGACGCTTACAAAGCTCAAGCACAAATTGAGATGGCAAAGCTAGCCGCTCAAACACGCGATACCGAGCGCACCATGCAATCTCAGTCCAACCAAATCCAAAAGGACAAACAACATGAAATCAACGCTATCAATCGCGCTGCTGCTGCTGTCTTTGGTGGGTTGCGGTTCCGTCCAACCCGTGACGAAAATCTGCCCTCAGATTCCAGAACTACCGAAAGTTGCGACGGATCACAACTTTACCGCAACGATGCAGAATTTCTTGTCCGGGAAGCTGAAAGAGCAGACGAAGTGATGGCAGAACTCAAGGCTTGCTACAAAGCCTATGACTCCGTTAAATCATTGACGGATTCACAATGGTCCGAGCGTACTCACCAAAGCGTCGATGGTAGGTAATGCACTGAGCATCCCGCTGGCTACGATACCCTGCATTGTGCGCCCACAAATCGTTAGGCTGTAGCACTCTGTGGGTCTCGACTGATACCCCCGGTAAATCTTTGGTCAGTTTGTGGTGAATGTGTCCCATGTGCGCGTATCGATATTGGCACTCGCCCCACATCTTCGCCTGATCGCAAGCCATGACTGCTGCTAACTGCTCTAGCTTGATGGTATCGCCATGAGTAGCTGCCAGCATCACATCGCCGAATCTGGCGTAGTAAAACTTGTTTGGTGATGTTTCAATGGTTACGCGTGGTTCATTCTCATAGGCTACTTGCAACCATAGGCTAAGGTCTATGGCGCTGTAATCGTCGTGATTGCCAATGATGTTCCAGACAATGACTTTTTCATGTTTGCGAAGACACATTGCAATCATGTTTCGCATAATCCTAAAACCTACCTTGCGAACCTTCTGGTAACGTCCGTCAACATCTAAACGGTGGCCGCTTCGTTTTGTGCGATCCTCGCCATCGTCACTGTGGAAATAATCCCCAAGATTCAACAAGATGGCAGTTGCAGCACTAGGTGCGCGTTCTACTAAATCTGCATGACATCCGGTAAACAATCGTTCGGCAGAATCAAGATCATGGTCTTGTCCTGTTTCTTCGTGCCATGAGCGCAAACCCACGTGAGGGTCGCCATAGCACAGCAGATTCAAAAAATCTTCGTCACCATGTTGCGTGGGCGCGTGTGTTGGTGCAACCCTAACTATGTCCTCGGCAAAAGCCTCTAGGAATGCTTGCTTGATGTCTTCGTCATTCTGCTTATCTTGGCGACTCTTTACCCATTGGCCGCGAACCTTGCCGTCACTGTCGTAATACGTCGATACGCCCTTTACTGAATAGCCCTCGGGTACAGAGTGGTTCATATCATGGATAGGGCTGATACCGCGCAAAGCTGCTCTGCGGCGCAATCTCTGTAGGGCTTTTTCTATGTTGCGTTTAGCAATGTTCAAATGTGCTGCTGCTTTGGCATTGCTGCCGCACTGCTCAATAGCGTCCAAGATTTCGTGATCCCGGACTGTTGCAAACTCTCTTAGATGATTCATAAGTCACCCAAATAAAAAAAGGGGCCAAAGCCCCTATTGTCATGCGTCAAAATCTTCGTCAGAGATTAACAAACACGCTTCACCATCTTCGTCGAGGGTGACAAGAATGTGTTTGCCGTCATCCAAACAGAGAACAACATCCTCATCTTCGTCCAGCAGAACATCGACGATAGTGCGGCCCAAAATGCTTGCAATGGTTTCATTCATAATTTGCGTCCTCAAGAATTTTCTGGATGTCCGGTGGTTTCCAACCTTCCGGCTTTAGAACTTTACCATCGCTCCGGCGGCGAACCTTTCCGGTTTTAAGATCAATCTTCCGCAAATTGGAAAGTGTCACTGCGTCCCAAGCTGTTTCAATTGGATAGCCTTTAGCCAGTGCATAACCAATAAGCGTCCAGATGGTATCGCATACCGCGTCCAATGCCAAAGCATGACCACCGCCCTCAACTGCTTCGTCAAGTTCATTCAATTCTTCATTGATAAGGTGTAGGTACATGGTTGCCAATTCTTCAGATGGTTGCTGGTCGCAAGCATCCATAAATTGCTTAACATCATTAAAAATACTCATAGTTACCTCAGAACGGAACTTCGTCTTCATACGGATCGGACTTCTTTCCAGATTTAGCAGTTGGTACATCAACGGCAGGCTTATCACCCTTACCAACCATAGTCAGCCGATCAACAATGACTTCTGTTGAGTAACGCTTCTGACCATCCTTTTCATACTCGCGCGTCCGCACAGAACCTTCAACCAGCAATTGAGAACCCTTCTGGACGTACTTTTCAACGATGCTGGCCGTCGATTTGAACGCAACACAGTTGTGCCACTCGGTGTGTTCTTTGCGCTCGCCATTGCGATTGCTGACGGTGCTGGTAGCAATGCTAAAGGATGCAACCTGATCCGCATTCGCAGTCACTTTAACCACGGGGTCTTTGCCAACACGACCAAACAAAAAGATTTTATTCATTTCTCGATTCCTGTATGAGATTTACCAACTTGTCTACTTCTACCAAAAACTCAACCACTTGCTTTTCCATATCCTCAATATATTTGTTGTCCCTATCTATCCTTATTTGAAAGTAAGACTGCTCGATACGCGGGTCAAAACTCACAAAGTCGCACCACTGCCGACCAGTGCAAGCCATTTGAAACTGCATTTGAGGGATGTACTTTGTCGGGGCTTTCTTAGCTATGAGTGTCTCAATATGAGTCGAAGTATTGGGACACTTAATCTCTAACAGTCCGTCGGTGTTTATTAGCCCATCAGGACTCGCCCCTGCGTTTGGAATGCGCGGGTGAGGGCAGAACCCTGTCTGCATCACCATAACATCATTACGGGCCTCATACGCCTCCCGAGCTAGGTATTCAGTTTCTACGCCCCATTGCATTGCTGCATTGACGTAAATCTCATGACTCTGCCCAGACATTCTTTCCGCTGCAAGGATTGCCAGCATATTTTGGCGAGTCGCTGAACCCTTCTTGGCGAGTACGTTAGAAATCCTAGAACCCGTAACTTTGCCGAGCCTCAGCACTTTCCATGCTTCTGAACCTTGCTGAACATCCGTCACATCGTTTGTCATTGTGATCCTTTGACCATTGACAGTCTTTTGTCATTGTTACTGGATACTCACGCATCACCCTGCGACCATCTGCCCAACCTACTTGGACAAGAATGGTGTCCCGCAAAGGTGCGCGATTGTAGCAACCGTACATCACCACGTTGCCAGCATCAGCCCAATGTTGGAAATGGCATACCCAAAAAACACAAGTGCCAGTTTCGGATTGCCTTGAATTGCAAGGATGGCAGCAGTCATTAGGTAGGCTACCGTTACCCCGGCAATTAGATAGATTGCAAGAAAATTGCTCATATTCTCTCCCAGATGCTAGGAACATTCTTTGCGCGTTTAGGCAAGGAGCGGATTAAATTTTTTTGTGCAAGATCGGCTAGTACTGCCTTTGCTGTCGGCGGGTTGCATTTGAGTGCGTCTGAAACCTCAAACGTCGCCATTGGTCCTTCGTCATGCAGCAAGCAAAGAATTTGTTTACGCAACGAACCATCATACTTTTTGAAAGTGTCATCTTTATCGTCAAGCAAGTGAGTGGTTCGATTGATAGGCGCGTGTTGAATGGGCTTCAAATCAAACAGTTCGTGAAATCTCATTTTCGAGCCAGTCCGCGAATCGATTAACAATAACAAGAGTCTTTTCTGCTTCTGCCAGTGCCATGTGGTTGCGATTCATTAGGCAATCGTTGTGACACTGCTTCAGTGATTTTTCTGCTGCCATCAGGAACGTCGAATAGTCCTGCAAGTCGCTTGTCAATTTGTCATCAAGCGTAGTTGTGGCGAACTTATACATTGTCCATCCTTTTTGTAGAGTGTCCCCGTTACCCAATCTGCCCACAGTTTTTGCGGTGCAGAATTCTTTTTGCCAAACATGGTTTCTTTGACAAACATCACTTCAATTTCAACAAATTCCCTGTTGGATACCCCGGTTATGGTTTGAACATTAAACCTGTGTTTTTGAGCCTGTCGGTAACGCTGGTGCATGAAGATAACCCCATGCTCCGACAGGCAATCACCCTCACTGATCCGAAACCGCATTGACTACCCTTTTAGTCAGATTCGCGATGATTTTCCCGTACTGATTGGCGGGAATGTCTGACAGTAATTGCACTCCGTAACCTTCGCAAATCTTGCTGATTTCAACCTTTGCCTTCGACGCAATCTTTTTAATCTGAGCTACGTCCTCGGGCTGGAGTTTGGCAGGAGCATCGTCGCTCGGAGGCAAATCCTCGCCACTGTAGATATACAGTCCAATCCCGTGATACCCGCAACACTTAACGAGGCATCTTGCGTATGCCGTATTTACAGCCATTGAGTCGGGGTTTTCAATTGCTTGATTGCGATGATTCATGACTGGCAGCAAGCACTTGCGAGATATGCCAAAAGCATGAACAGTTACTGAAACCATCAACGTATTGCCAAAACGGATTGGCTCGCCATATTCCCATGTTGCTGTTTCATCATGCGAAAGCAAAGTGTCAATCGCATAGGGCCAAGATAAATACGACAATCCATTTTTCTTTTCAATGTGTTCCGAAACGTCAATTTTCCTGCGTTCTGCATACTTACTCATGATGATGTCCTTTCTTGTCATTGAAATCGAATGCGATGCTCCGCTTCAGTCTTTGCACATTCCCACAGCCAGTCGATGTAGTCCGACCAGAGGCAACGTCCTGCTTCCGTAAACTTTTTTTCAACAATGTACTGAGCCAGAATGGGATCGTATTTAGCGTCTTCCATAAAGTCTTTGAACATTGCCAACTTGTCGTAAGCATAAAAGATTTCTTCCATCATCAATTCAATGCTGGATTGACGATCTGCCGCATCAATGTAAGGTTGTTCAAGCCACTGATCGTGTGTCATTTTTATCCTCTATTGATTTTGCTTTCATGATTCGCTGTTGGCGGTTTGAATTGCCTTTTTTGGTTCCATCAAAAACAATAAAACCTTTGTCTCCGAGTGCCTTATATCTTGCCGTCACTGAAGAATAAGAAAGGTCTGGAAACTTTGCGCGAACTTCGTCACTAATACAACCCTTTGATCCAAAAGATTTAATAGCATCAAAGACAAGTTTTTCTAGTTTTGTTGTATCTACTGAATATGCAGACTGCTCGGATGTGTTTGGGTCTTGCTTGCGATACAAAGTATTCGGATCACTACCAAATTGATTGTTCATTTTTCTCCCCTTGCTTTGATGGCATCTACGGTTCTTTGAGCTACATTGTCTGATTCGCATTGACCGTAAACGATAGCGCAACAAGCCTCACGCTCCGCTTCAACACAATCCATCACCAACTTCATAACCCAAGGCGGCACTTCTCTATGACCTGCCATGCAAATGATGTCTTGTCGAGTCATTGCTTTTCCCTCGCTAAGATAATGGTGGCACACCAGTTCGGCAAAGCGTTCAAGTGCCTCAATATAAATGCCGTCACGGTTTACCGTGGTTACTAACTGGCATTCAACCGCCATGCGGAGAATGTGCTGTCTACTCAGACTTGATTCCATG